GGCCTCTTCTGCTTCGCGGCGCTCTGTATCTATTTTGTTTCCTAGCGTGAACATGTCGCCAATCAACTTTACTTGATCACCCACGTCCATTTGGTTGATCACTGATTGCATCACAGGATCTTGTATATCACCCTCTGCGATTTGCAGCACGACAGCCTCAGCAGATGGCGCCTCAGTCATAATGCCTAAAAACGTCTGACGTACTGTGTCATCAGCTGCGGCGCGTTTTCTTTTTTCACCCTCATCAGCAGTAATGGTGTTGTTAGTTACCGCTTTGTTAATGTCAGCAACCAGATCCGTGTATGCAACTGTCCGTTCCTGCACGGTGCGATTACGCACATCGCCAGCAATATTGACACGTTTGTTTGTGTTGCTTTCTAGTATAGCAGCGTCAGCTTTCTGGGCTCGGTCACGCACTGATACAAAGGCGGTTCTTGATAGTTTTGCGGCTTCAGAATCCTTGATATATCCATCCGCTGCCATTTGCTCATAATGGCCGACTATATTTTTTGATGGATCGCCAAACAGTTTTTCATTTGCAATAGTTCGTTGGGCTTGGTTGCCCATCACAATGTCGTCCATTAGCTCATCAGCTTTGCGAAACCCATTAGCCTTGTTTTGATCAATTAGCCGGTTGCGAGCGCCTTGGTTGACGTTGATGGTAAATGTATTAAGGCTGTCGCGCGCATTTTTTTGGAACGCTCTACGCACACGCTTGTCGGTTATTCCGTTTAAAATGTCGTTTATTTTTTCTTGACCAAGCGAGGCAAACCCCTGTGTGCCTTTATTTGGCTGGTCATATAGAACATCGTTAGGTGTTCGCGTTGTTTGCTGTTGCTCTAGCTGTTGCAGCTCTTGCTTTAGCTCAAATTCAGCATCATCCAACTCAGACTGTCTTTTGATCTTTTGTTCATTTGCATAATAATCTACAGCTATTTTTTCAGCTGACGACACAAATTCACCGGCGGCTCGCAACCCGGCAGACAAAGCGCCGGGGTTGGCTTGCACACTAAACATGGTAGCGCCGGTCTTTTCTGTTGCAGCTGTTTGCTGTCGGTATGTTGGCACTTTCATTTATGCACCCGCTATTGCTGTGGCTGTTTGCATTAGGCTTTGTGCAGCTCTGGCTTTGCCTCTGGTTGCCGCTGCCTTGCCATACATTCTATTAAGCTGGCCTTGCAATCGTGACTCTACGCCTTTTTCGCGCAGTGTCTGGGCGCCAACGGCAGCATTGTATCTGCGTGTTTCGATCTCAGCGTCGGCCTCTTGTGCATTGGCTAGCGCTATTTTAAGCGGTGTGCCTTCTTCAGCAATCCAGCCATTATAGCGATATGCCTGTTGTGTGGCGTCCTGTAGGTCTTGGAAATCTTCACGGAACTGAACAATCTTTTGCTCTTCGGTAAATACCAGCTGGGCTGCTTCCTGGTCAGCGGCCTTAGCATTGCGCTCATTAACATCAGCGTTGAAGTTATATGCCGCCTGTTCCTGTTGACCGGCCTGATATTCAAACAAAAAGCCCATTTAACTTACCTTTGCGATTCTCATGTAGTCTGCTTGTTCCGGGCCGTACTTACGCATTAGCCCCTCTTCTTCAAATCCCATAAGCCGGGCAAAGCGCCGAGCTGCCGGCCAGTCTGCCTTGCACACGCCCTGCACTCGCCACAGTTTGTTTTCTGTCGTTACCCGCTGCATAATGTCGGTCTTGGCAAATCTTATGAACGGCCTGACGTTCTCATGGATTTTGCTTGATGCAATAAACCATGCCTCACCGACGCCCGGCCACATATCGACGATGCCGGAACAGCAAATGATGTGACCGTTTTCCAATAATGTATATGACCAACCAGGCTGTTGCAGCGTGTCGGCGTAAGATTTCATATATCCTATGTTCTTGACCGCGCCGTCATTTAGATCGCCGTCCATCAATTCATGCAGATGGCTTGGGTCGTAATCTATAATCCTCACTGATCAAATGTAATCAGACGCGGGAAGATGCCGATTATGGTTAGCGGTAGCGGCTGATCCTGCCGGACAACCACAAAACCATCTGTGTCAAACCCACCTCTAAACTCTATTTCTTTATCACCCGTGAACAGAGGTATCGCTGTACTCATTGCCTGAGCAGATGATCTGAACGGTATGCGATCAAGCTCTGTGTCCGAGCTGCCCACAGTCACACCGACTGTGCGAAACAATCTAAGCACAACCTCATGGATGCGTTTAATTTTGCCTTGGGCTGTGCCTTCGGTGCCGCCAGCCTCAATACGCATGGTCTGCAATGTTGAGTTATAATTCAATCCGATATGCGCTTTTGTTACAGCAAAGTCTAAGGTAATCGCACCAGAGCTGACGGCTTTATTCGGATGCGTCGCGCCATTTGCTAGTATCGATACAACTTCGCCCTCTAAGTGACTGAGTCCACTAATAGATGTGGCTGCCGTTCCTGAGTATGTCAGACCGCTATCTATAAAAAACGCATCCTCAACATCTGTCCCAAAATCAAAGCTACTAAAATACTCAACATATCTTTTTGTTGCCTTGTTTACTGTGCGCTGCACAACCAGATAGGTATCATCCTCATTAAGATCACCTGGTATTGTTGCCACGCTCTCAACCAACGCATGGGTCTGATCTGTTGTTGTAAGCCTTGTGGTGTCTGAGCTGACGACAGATAAGAAACCTGTCGGTGTCGGGCTTGTCTCTTCTATGGTAACAATTGCAGCCGCCGGGTTAGCCACAGTAAAATCAGCATGGGCGTTGATTGCCGTAAAAATGTTGTCAGCGGTGGTGTTGTTATTAGTATTTGGCCTAAAACCCAAAGATGATGACGGGTCAGAACTACCAGCTGCCTCTGATGTGAAAGTTACTGTCGTCCCATCGCTTTTTGTAAAGGTCAGTGTCGTGCCAGTGGCTATGTTGGCGTAGTCGCTTACTGTGACAGTGCAAGCGCCGGATCTGCCGCCTATGATATGCTCATGCCATGCAATCACGTTTTCTTCGCGCCGGTAGGTCATGCCCGCAAACAGGCCATTCTCCAACACGCACCAGACCACGTTGTCTGGCTCTTGTTGAAGTGACATCTCTTTGATGCCGGTATCGGTGATATGCTCTGCCAGTAGCGTCAGATCGGGAGCCTGATAGCTATCTGTGTTGAGATCAAACACCAGCTCACGCAGTTTACGCTTTGCGCGCTGCACAAACAGCGTCACGTTGGCCACCTGGACGGGTTGAATGTCTGCCGACCCATATGTGGCCTGACGCTTCACAACGGCGTTTGTGGGGCTCAGAGGGGCGTCTTCTGAGCTTGTAACGACAAACTCACCGCCAGACGTGCCAACCAGCAGCACACGGCCAGCTTGAAGGTATCTGATGATGTTGACTTGGTTCGATCCTAATGTGTAGGTCAGCGCGTCATCAGCATCGGTGCCGTCAGCAAAATCCTCAAAGCTGCCGCCCACAGAAAAGAACAATGTCTGCGGTTGTTGCGTGGTTGATGCAAACACCAGGCGCTGTTCGTAGAACGCCACAGCCGATGGAAAGCCGGTCGTCGTCGAAAACGCACCTAATGACCAGTCTGTTGTGGCTGTCAGATCCCCATTGATTGTGACACTGTCGCCAGCAGCCTCAGCTGTCAGATCAGAGCTAGGTGCCAGCAAAAGCGTATCTTCAGTCACTTTTACAATAATGGCTGATGTCTGATTGTTTGCGCTTGTTGTAAAGCCTGTGACTGTGATTTTTTGCCCGACCTTGAATCCTTGCTCTACAAACTGCCCGGCTGTGTCCTGATAGCGGTCATTATGCTCTAGACCAGTTGATGACGGGTCGCCCTCATGGGCTGATATTGTGGTTGCAGCATAGCTCGGCATCAGCTCTGCCCGGCCATCAGCGTTGGTCTGCACGGCTGTTGCAACCACAGTGGCACTGGTAAAGCCGGTAATCTTGGTCACACCATCATGCACCTTGATCAGCCGGCCAACGTCAGTGCTGACAAATGTATTGGTGCTGGCGGTTACATTTACAGTGCCGGTGCGGCCAGATGCCAGAAATGTTGTCGCGGTAGTGTTCTCGTCTTGAAACGGCCCCCGCAGAAAATCAACCTCTGCAATCGTCCAGGCTGTATGGCTGGTTCTGGTAATCTTTCTGGGCGAAAAGTCAGGGTGCGCGACATACATAACGTCGGCGCTTTGCGTGAATTTTATCTTGGCAAGATCAGTGTGAGCATAGGGTGTACTGACCTCAATAGGGTCACTGCTGCCATCAACGACTGTGCCGCCGTCTTTGTGGATACGAAAGTATGTGTCGCCAAATTCCAGAATATAGGTTTGCTCGACGTTAAACTCAAACGGGATTAGGCGCGCATTATGGGCGCTGTTCTTGACCTCACGCACAAAGATAGTGCCGGGGCGCCGGCTGGCACCGCCATGCGGATGCACAATAAAATTCTGTAGTTTTTTACAGCCATTAAAATATTTTTGCAGATCGGTGCGGCCATCGAGCCGAGGGCTCAGCTCACCGGCTGTAAAATTAGTGAAGGCTGGCGACGCTTTGGCCATTTAAAACCTCGAATTGATAAATGTATCAGCAGCGACTGTTCTGCTTTCATTAACAATTGATGTGTTGATTGCGTTATCTTCAGTCGCATCAACAAACCGAGCCTCGGTCAGTTTGGTCTGATAAAGGCTGTACATATTAGCGCCGAGCGCTGATGAGCCGACCAGCGGATAGGCAAGGTCTGCCGCCAGCGCAGCTGCCAGTGTTTCAATCAGCAACGTGTCGTACTCGTTCACGTCAGTGACGCGCGCTATATATATCATCTGAATTGTGCTTTCGTTGCAGACCAGCTTGCGGCCCTCTACTCGGTAAAGGATATTTGCATCGCTCAAACCTAGCACCCGCAAACAAAACGGGTCAGTCGGCAACGTGAATTGCTTTGTAAATTCAAAAACGGGTGTTGCTGTGTCTGGCGCCAGAGACACGCGGGTTGTCAGGCTGTTCCAGGGATGCGCGCGAAATGTAGCATCACGCACAAACTCATAACGCTGATTGCACAGCCGCGCCGCCTTGCTGTCCTCAGTGAGCGCAATAATATTGGACGCGCCAATCTGATTCAGCGCGCTGTTACAGATATCAACAACAGATGCCATGAAACCCTCATAAAAGAAAAGGCCAGCCCAACACTGAGCTGGACTGGCCTATTGGTTAGTTTACAACATACACAATGTTAAAAGACATTGTGCCGATAGTACCGCCAGTTGCGTTGAACGTCACCGCAACATAGTAGTAACCGCCGGGATCTGTTGAATCACCAGCAAGCTCGTACACTCTCTGGCCGGCTGTGTTTAAATCAGCCACCTCAAAGCGTACATCAGCCATAGCCGCAGCGTCATCTACAGATGTAGCAAAACAATCTTCGTCTTTGACTGTGCCGTCTGCCAAGTACAGACCTACGTTGAATGTGCATGACCCGCCAAAGGTATCGGTGCCGATAAACAGTTGCGGGATTGTTGCATGGCTTGGAATAGGCGCAAGCATGACAATATCATTGTCAGTGCTGTCACCAGCCGCCAGCTCAATAGTGCCTTGTGCAACGCGCATTTCACCCCCTAAGAGAGCCGCGTTGTTAAACACCTGGGGGCTAGCTTCAAAGTTAGCAACAAGATCAGAATTTTTTGTTGTCATTGTCTAGCTCCCTTATGCAGATTCATCGCAAGCGATTTCGACGACTTTTTCTTCTTCCATCCGGGTGCTACCAAACTGCGCGCAGTAGTAGACCTGAGTGGAGTAAGACTTGTCGGCTCTCTCGTCTATGCGTGAGGTTACGTCCTTACCTACAGCCAATTTGAGCCCATCTTGAGCCCAGGCAAAGCAGGTGCGAATGTTGCCAGCTTTAGCAAGGCGAGTTGTTACATGGAACTGGAAGCCCATGAACGTATTGATCTCACCCTGTACCAGCGCTTTGACTGTGTTAAAGTCAGAGCTTGTGACTGTGGTGCTGTTCAACAGCGCCTCAATCTGGTCTGGCCCCACAGCAATATGCCGTGGAATTGATGGGTCAACTGAGCCCAGGTCAAGAATCTTCTTGGCCTCGATCAGCTTCGCCAAACTCAGGTCAGCACTGCCATGTGCAATCTGATTAGCCGCAAGCATAGTTGTGCTTGTGCCACCAGCTTTGCCAGTAAGTGACGTACCTGTTGCTGCCGCAATGATGGCATCGTCCATTGCCCGGCCCATAGCCGCCGCTGCCGCACGGGCATAGGTGCTTGTTGGGTCAATAAGCATTTGGACTTTATCAGCATCATCGATAAGGTCGGCCCACTCGTAGGCATCCATAGTCACCATGCGCCGTGAGTGTGGTGTATCAACCATCGGGGTGTCCTGATGGCGTGATGTACGTTTTACCGCAGCCGCTGCACCAACTTGATCGAAGAAAGCCTTTTCTCCGACCACTGATTCCTCTTCGACGCCGCCCCGTAGAATGGAGCCCATCTGCTGAGAAAGCAGTGTTACGTTGACACTAAACTGCTGGGAAAACGCGGTTGTGATTTGCGTAGACATATAAATGTCTCCCTTCGTTTTGCAGTTAATGGCTTGCTACCCGTCAGGATGACGGACAAAGGTTTTCGCATTTACGGTTGCGACCGACCGGGGCTATGCAGCTTGTCCGGGTTTTTGCTTTGGTGACTTGGCCAGCTGGGCGCTAGGCTTGTCAATCGGCGCTAGGCACCATTGCAAATTCTTTTCGGCGTGTTCTAGCGGGTTATTGATCATCACCGCTGAGCCTGTTTCCAACGTCAGACGCAAGACCTCTAGCTTGAAATCTCTATCAGCTTCCGACATTTGCCATCTC